AGCGGAGATTCCGCGTTCTAGTTTTGATACACAATATGCTCATAAGACCACGTTTGATGGTGGTTATTTAGTGCCAATCTACTGTGATGAAGTTCTTCCAGGCGATATGCATAATGTTAAGGCAACAATGTTTGCTCGTTTAGCGACGCCATTGTTTCCTGTGATGGATAATTTACACCTTGATACTTTCTTTTTTTTCGTACCTAACCGTTTGGTTTGGACGAATTGGGTTAAGTTTATGGGTGAACAAACTAACCCAGGTGATTCGATTAGTTATGTTATTCCGACGATTACTTCGACGGCTGGTGGTTATGCAGTTGGTTCTATTTTTGACCATTTTGGACTTCCTACTGCGGGTCAAATTACTGGTTCTAATACTGTTACTCATAATGCTCTTCCATTACGTGCTTATAATCTAATTTATAACGAATGGTTTAGAGATGAGAATTTACAGAATTCTGTAACTGTTCGTACAGGGGATTCAGGGGATGTTCCCGCTGATTACACGATGTTACGTCGTGGTAAGCGTAAAGATTATTTTACTGGTGCTTTACCTTGGCCTCAAAAGGGTAGTGCAGTTTCTTTACCTTTAGGTACTTCTGCTCCGATTTTGAGTGATGGTACTAGCCCTACAACTATTGCTATTTCTGGTGGTTCTGTTTCAGGTGCTTTACAGTTTGATTCTGGTGCGTATAAGCCTATTACTACTGCTCCTACTTCTGGTACACCACTTAAGTGGTCTAATACTGGTTTGTATGCTGATTTGTCTGCTGCTACTGCTGCAACTATTAATCAGTTACGTCAGTCTTTCCAAATTCAGCGTTTGTTAGAGCGTGATGCTCGTGGTGGTACACGTTATACAGAATTGTTACGTGCACATTTTGGTGTTACACCTCAAGATTATCGTTTACAACGTCCTGAATATATTGGTGGAGGTTCCACTTATGTTAACGTTAACCCAATTGCGCAGACTTCTGCTACTTCGATTTCTGGCGGTGCTACTCCGCTTGGTAACTTGGCTGCAATGGGTACTGCGTTGGCTAGTGGACATGGTTTTACGTATCATGCTCAAGAACATGGATATATCATAGGTCTTGTTAACGTTCGTGCTGATTTAACTTATCAGCAAGGTCTTCCTAAGATGTGGTCTCGTGAGACTCGTTATGATTTTTATTTCCCTGTATTTGCTCATTTAGGTGAACAAGCTATTTTGAATAAGGAAATTTATGTTACAGGTACTTCATCTGATGATGACGTTTTTGGTTACCAAGAGAGATGGGCCGAGTACAGATATAAGCCTTCTCAGATCACTGGTCTTTTTAAGTCAACCAGTTCGGGAACTATTGATGCTTGGCATTATGCTCAAAAATTTACTTCTTTACCCACTCTTAACTCTACGTTTATTCAAGAAACGCCTCCTATTGATCGTACTACTGCTGTTGGTAGTGCTGCTAATGGTCAGCAATTTTTAATGGATGCGTTTTTTGATTGTAAGATGGCTCGTCCAATGCCAATGTACTCTGTACCTGGCTTAATTGACCACTTCTAATGTGGTTTTATATCATCCTCACTCGTAAGAGTGGGGATGCAACAACCGGAGGGCGTTAGTATGGGTTTATTTGGTGATATTCTTGGTCCTATTACTGAGATTTGGAATGCAGAGCAAAATAGAGATGCTGCTGCTCAAAGTCAAGAGGCTGCTCAGAATTTTAATCGTAATATGGCTGAGACACAGTATCAGCGTATGGTTCAAGATTTGAATGCAGCAGGACTTTCTCCTATGCTTGCTTATAGTAAAACTGGTTCTGCTCCTACTGTTTCTTCAGCTACTGGTACTACCAGTATTACTGGTCCTAAATTGGGTGAGACAGATTTGCGTGAAGCTCAGTCTGAACAAGCACGTGAACAAGTTGGTGTTTTAAGGACTACACAAGAGGTTAATGCTGCCAGTGCTGAAAAGTTGAGAGCTGAGACTAATAATATTAATCAGGATACTGAAAATAAGCGTTTGTATCCTGGTATGAATGAAGCTCAAATTAAGGAATTGGTTGAACGCGCTGGTCAGCATGGTGCTAGTGCTGGTCAGCTTAGGGCTTTGATGGATGAGGTTCGTCAGACTATTAAACTTCGTCAGCCTGAGGAGAAGTTTAAGGAGGAGAATCCTACTTATTCTAAATATGCATCTCCTGTTAAGGATGCATTAGAGACTATTTTTAAAGGTGTTGGGTTATTGCGTGGTACTTCGGCATTACCCAATGTTACTAGAGTAGAGAAAGGTGGTAGATAATGGCTAAGTTGCCTTTTGTACGTAATCCGTATAATTATGATATGGCTCTTGTTTCACAAGAGACTGGTCTTGATTGTCAAGACCCGAGTTTGGCTCAACAACACATGAAGGATGAATGTGATATTAATGTAATAGTTGAGCGTTTTGGCGTAACTGGTCAATTACCAGTAGCGCCATTAGAGCCTACTTATGGCGATTTTAGCGGTGTGAATGACTATCACTCCGCGTTAAATGCTATTCGTTCCTCTGAAGAGGCTTTTATGGCTTTGCCAGCGAAGATTCGGGCTAAGTTTGATCATGACCCGAATGCATTGCTTGAGTTTTTGCAAAACGAGACCAATCGTGATGAAGCGATTGAGCTTGGTCTTATTGATGGTGAACCAGTGGTTCAGCCTATCGTTTCTGCAGTAGAAACACCGAAGGATTCAGTGTAAACTGAATCCAGCACAGTTACTTTACTTGATGTAACTGTGCTAGGTGACACCAAAACCACAGTTTTTAACTACGGAGTGCTACGAAAATGAAAGTTTTACATAGAAAACCAATGAGCAAGAAACACGCAGCGAAGAAATTTCGTCATGGCGTAGCCAAGACGAAAGCATTAAATATGCGTTCTACTCCACAACGTGGTGGTTTTAGACTTTAAGATAGGTTATGGCATGTTATAAGCCCTTAACGGCTTATCAGTGCTCTGACAAATCTATAATTTGGCGTGAAATACCTGGTGCGGACGTAGTCCGTACTTTGTCATTGCCGTGTGGTCAGTGTGTTGGTTGTCGCCTTGAACGCTCACGTCAGTGGGCGGTTCGTTGCATGCATGAGGCTCAAATGCATGCTAGTAATTGTTTTATTACTTTGACATATGCTCCAGAGCATTGTCCTAAGGATATGTCTTTACATTACGAAGATTTTCAGCTTTTTATGAAGCGACTTCGTAAGCGTTATACTGGTAAGACTATTCGTTTTTATATGGCAGGTGAATATGGTGAATCTTTTGATCGTCCTCATTTCCATGCTTGTATCTTTGGTCTTGATTTTGAAGATAAGAAGTTTTTCCAAAGAACGCAGACTGGGTCTATCTTATATACGTCAGAAATACTTAAAGAGCTTTGGCCGTTTGGTTATAGCTCTATTGGTGATGTTAACTTTGAGTCTGCTGCTTATGTTGCGCGATATATTATGAAGAAGATTAACGGTAAAACCGTTAATGAAAACCACGAAGTGGTTGATGCTGAAGCGCATTATCAGTATTGTGATTTAGATACTGGTGAGATTATTCAACGAAAACCTGAGTTTAATAAGATGAGTTTAAAGCCTGGTATTGGTCAGGCTTGGTTTGATAAGTACATGTCAGATGTTTATACAACTGACTCGGTTGTGGTGCGTGGCAAGAAGTGCCGTCCACCACGGTTTTATGATAATAAGTTTAAAGAGTTGTTTCCAGAAGAGTTTGATGGTATACAATATAAGAGAGAACTTGATGGTCGTTCTCGCTCGGAAGATAACACTTTGGAGCGTTTGGCTGTAAAGGAAAAGGTCGCTTTGGCTAAGTTATCTTTGTTGAAACGTAAGATTTAGGAGATTTATATGAAGATGGTTATTGTTTCTATTAAAGACCGTGCTGCTGACGCTTATGGTCGTCCAGCTTATTTAGCTACAGAGGGTGTAGCTATTCGTCAATTTAGCGATGAGATTAACAGAGCTAGTGAAGATAATCAGATGTATGTACATCCTGATGATTTTGATTTATTTTATTTAGGCACTTTTGATGATAATACTGGTGCCTTTGATTTATTGGCTTCTCCAAAACAAATTTGTTTGGGTAAGCAAGTTAAGATTAGAGAAACTGAGTAAGGTTTTTTATAACCGTATCACTCGTAAGAGTGGTACGGAACACTTCGGGAGATAGCTATGCATCGTAATAAGTCAGTAAGTTCGCACTCATTTGCAATGGTGCCAAAAGCGGAGATTCCGCGTTCTAGTTTTGATACACAATATGCTCATAAGACCACGTTTGATGGTGGTTATTTAGTGCCAATCTACTGTGATGAAGTTCTTCCAGGCGATATGCATAATGTTAAGGCAACA